TCAACATGTGCCTCGTGGTAATACCACGAAAAAAGGGGGGAGTCAACCCCCCCCCCTTAACTACCCAGCAGCCTTCGCGCATTTGGCCTTTAAATCGGCCACAGCGCGAATCTCATAACCGAGAGCCTCTTTCAAAGAAGGTAACTCGGTCCGCTCCGCCAACCTTTCCATCGACGACTGCGACAACACCAACGCACGCTGAATCGTCAACCACTCCTGTTTCGTAAAAGCCGTAGCATCCGCCATAATCGGAGCCTCCTTTCATACGCTCCGAAACCATTATACCACAACTACGCCGGCTTGTCAACAACCGCCGGCGCAACAACCGGAGCCGGCACCACCTTCGGCACAGCGATCCCGAGCTTCTCAGCCTCAGCACGGTTCTTCTCATCAGAGACAAAGTCCACGAGCTCCGCAGGCTCGTTATGAAACCGAGCACGAACATGAGCAGGGAGCGCCATAAAGGACTCTTGCGCTGCGCGCAACTGCAACATCGCAGAATGATAATCCACCACCTCCGCGAAGTCCGCATACTGCGGAACCCGCAGATCCTTCGGAAGCTCACCGGTCAAATTAAACCGGCGGACAATCGTATTGATGTCCGCCTCATCAGCGAACGACTGTTTCGTACGCGACTCATCGCGACACTCCACACCACTCTCCTCACTCGCTTCATCGGCATCGTAATTAAAAGGAAATCCAGAGCGAACAAACATAACTCACCTCCCAAGATAAGATGGCAAACGAACACCGGGCCCACGGCCCGGCCTTAGCCCAGCGGCAGAACTCCTGCCGCGACCAAGACGCGCACCCAGAAAACCACCAATAGCGCCAGAAACAGCAGCACCCAAAGTCCTGACCGCTCGCTCAATGTAGCGCAACGCCACACCAAATTTCGATTCATCGATCTCACCCTCCGTTCGCATGTGCATGGCTTCCGCCAAGATAATGTCCAGCTCCGCCGCATTCTTACGAAACATAAACGCTTCCGCAGATTCCGCTTCCTTGATCGCAACGCGCGTCTGTTCGCGCAACAGCCGCGCACGCTCAAGATTGATATTATACTGCGCGGAGCTCGTCCCTCGTTGAGTAACGATATAGTCAATATCCGCTTGCAACTTCTCAGCAAGCTTATCGTTACTCATCGTCTCCGACCGCGTCCGCGCGGCCCGCGCGTCCAACTCTTCCACCTCCGACTCAGTCCGCATCGACTGCGAACCACTAAACGAAGGAAACGAAGAAGGGTGCGGAAGCACCCCATAAGGGGCCGTAGCGGGCCCCTGCGAATACGCTAGCATCGGGTTAAGGCCCGCGGCCTTCATATCCGCGACACCACGCTGCCAAGCCGTATTCGACTGATACGCAGAAAAAGCCTCAGCGTCATTCGCATCAGCTCGATTCCAATGACGCTCCAAATACCCGGCCCCAAGATCAGGGCCGGAAAAACCAAACGCAGATACCTGGGGAAACCCCATAACCCCTCCGCTTAGAAATGATCAATAAGACCCGGCACCGAATACATCGGCATCGGACGCGCAGCACGAATATCGAAAAACGTATCCAGCAGAAACTGCTGACCATTCGCACCCGCTCCAACAGCAACAACACGCGACACCGGTGGCGTATCCTGAATGAACGTCGTATTCAACGTCGGCAGCGACGTAAACTTCTGCGCCAAATGCCACGGGTCAACCGTCCCGGCAGAGGTCGACCGGAACAGCCCCGTAATCCGAGACGGATGATAGCGATACTCCGCCCACCGCTCCTGGTAACCAAAGGTATTCATATCCTGGTCACCCGCGGTAATCCCGCCGGTCGCCGAACCGACAGAATAAATTTCCTTGTTCAACACCGCTTGCTCACCGAGCATTGCGAACGCAGGAAAATAAAAGTCATACCGCGTCGACCGCGACCACATCCGACGCAACCCTTGCTGATATGTCAAATCCGCACGCACGGAGATCAACCCAATGATCATCCCGTGCTCAGTAAACGACTGCGTGAAACCATGACCCTGCGCGACAACCTGCCCGAACGCAGACAAGTTACCGATCGGCGTCCCGCCTCCGGTCAACCCCGTGGCGGACGTCTGCGCCACCGGCTGAATACCAACCGGCGAAGAACCACCACCAAGAAACTCAGCACGCTGCAACCGCGCATCAGGAGAAACAACACCAAAATGCGCACGCACGATCTCCGTATACCGCGTCCCACCACGTGCATCCCGTTCGAGCAACTTCTGAATCTGAAACGCCTGACGCAACTGATTGATCGTCGCCGCAGTCGCCGTAGACAGATCAGCGTAAATATTCGGGAAAGCTCCGCTCGCCCCGAACCCCTGTACATGAAACTGATTCCCTGCCGTGTTATCAATAACATTGCTAAACGCATACGTCGGGTTACTCCCACCAGACTCATACACCGGCGTCCCCGTAGACGCATACGCCTGGTCAAGCTTACCGATACCTTTCACGTAAGCACGATCACCCAACGGCAACGACACCGCCGTCGCGCCCTTCTGCGGCCACGGCAGAGACGACGTGAAATAGTCGTGGCGCTTCCCACGACGCAGCGTCACATAATCCGAATACGTATCCGGACCATCGTCCTTATCCACTACAACAGAGTCCTGCAAATTCTCATCACGGAACCACTGATTCCAAATCAGGTTATACGCACGCGTAAACAACGCCGAGTGCGACACCGTCGCACCGCCCGTGACCTGACCCACGGTAGGAAGTCCCATATAGTCCTGAAGCGAACCCACAGCGTAACCCGACGCCGGAGACACAACTTGCGGCACAGCGAACGAGATCGAATCGGTAGGATCATCCTGCTCCCCCATGAACTTGACCCAATTGGTCCATACAAGCCGGTTCGGAACGAAAAAGAAAAAAGAATCAAGATGCAAATTATCCAGAACCGGAAACAAAGGAGTCGCCAACCGAGCGAACGCAGTCATCCGCAAATTGAAAGTGTCGCCTGGTAGCACCTCTTCTACGAACACCGGGATTAAATACCCGGCGTCAAACGTCGTCTTGTGAGTATGCTGAATCGCAAACGACGAACGCGGAATATCCGCCTTCGGAACCATCGCAAACTGATGCACATCGACAGACGGCTGGCGAAACATGGACGTCTCCTATCAAAATTACTTACAGTCCAGCCCACGGAACAGCAATTGCGGCGCATTCTCCTGCTCAAACGCGCCCGTGCTGTCATCGTAGGTCCCCAAGAAATACAACGTGAAATCTCCCGGATGCCGCTGCATGTCATTCGACTGACCACCGGCAGCACCATTCCGACACTCATCCTGAAACGACCTCACCGCGACACCCTTGCTTGCGCAAAACACCGGGCGCGAATACGCGCCCGTCGCCTGATCCAAAATCGCCACAACCATCATCTTCATGATCTATACCTTCCGTTTGAAACGATTAACCCGAGCCTGGACTACAAACTCACGTGTAGCCAAGCGTGAATCACTTCGATCAGCGAAGTGCAAACGAGCATCGGCTGCTCGGTCAGCATCAAGCCGAGCAGCACCATCATCGTCAACAGCACGGAACTGCTTATCGTAATAACGAGGCGACCGCCGCTCGGACCCATTGACAACCACCTTTCCTTGCGGAAAAACATCAGTCCAAAACTTAGAAAGCCACGATCTACCAATACCGGGCTTCAACGACATATGACAGAACTCCGGACACCGTCTGACTACCTCGCCCGTAGACTTGTCAGTCAAGCCGTCACGCTCCAACGGAGCAGCACTGCCCGCTTTCTCGAGAACATACCGAGCCACGTATGCGGCACTCTCAAAAGTAACAGCGCCTACAGTGGAGAAACCTAAAGGCCAAAGACGTTCAAGAACGCTAGACCGATAAATAACCGCGCCACCGACACCACGCTTATAGAACACCTTATCGAGAAAATCATATCCGAAAATACAAGCGTGAAAGTGCGGACGCGAATGCTGACCACCATACTCACCACACATGAAAAACCGGAGGTGAACTCCGGCCACTTTACGCAGGCGCTTCATGAACAACTGAAAATCTCGATACCGCAACGAACTGAATCGCGGCAGATGCTTCTCCTCATACGTGAGCGTGATAAAGCAATTCTGCTCATGCATTTGAGCCTCATGCATACAACGAACCGCCCATTGCCGTGACCTCTCCAATCGACAGCCAACGCACTTGCCACAGGCAAGCTCGAGAGTCCGCACAGGCCGATTCCGCCGCAACTCACTAAACGCGACCATACCGTCCTCGCCCTGATAGGCCTGGACGGGGTGATAACACGCCATTACAACGGCAACTGCGGAATATTCCGCAACCGCCTCAAACACCTTGCACACCACTTACCCGGTGTGCAATCTGGACAACGATACGTCGTCATAACCGAATCCCACCACGCATGACCGCATTCATATTCCGTGGATGGGTCCTCGATACATTACGCCGAAACTTACGTGCCGAGCGATGCTTGTTCACCCCGAAACGCTTCAACGGTCGCATAAAAACCCCCTAACGTTAAGACCCCCTACAAGGGTGTCAACTGGCACATGATGATCAAGTCTCAACATGTGCCTCGTGGTAATACCACGAAAAAAGGGGGGAGTCAACCCCCCCCC